AGCGACAGAGCGTTACGACGTGGGCTTCACTGATCCTCGTGCTATGTACGGCACTGCTGGCGTCTAAAACCAAGTGGGGGGTTCGCCCCCTGCGCTTTAAGGAGAAAAGACAATGGCAAATTTACTGGTAACCCGTTTCCCAAATGGCGTGACAAACGTCGGGGAAGATTCACCGTTTGCTGATCTGACAATGCCAGCACCAACAAAGTTTCACACTTACTATGAAGATTTTGACTACTATGTAGCCGCAAATTGGACTGTAACTGAGACTCAGGCTGGTGCTACTCAGGCTTTGACTGACGGCGATGGTGGTTTACTTTTGATCACCAACACTGCCGCAGATGATGATCTTGTTGCTTTGCAAAAAGTAGGCGAGTCATATCGCTTTGCTTCAGGCAAAGAGCTTTTCTTTGAGGCTCGCCTCAAGGTTAGCGACGCAACTCAATCTGATGTAGTTATTGGTCTTCAAATTACCGATGCAACCCCGCTTGACGTATCGGATGGTGTGTTTTTTATCAAGGCAGACGGCTCTACTTCGGTAAGCCTGTTGGTTGAGAAGAACGGCACAGCAACTACGACCTCTAGCGTGGCTACTATGGCTAACGACACATTTATTAGTCTTGGTTTTTACTACGATGGCGCATCAAGCATTCAATACTCCGTAAACGGCGTTGTGAAGGGCACTTCTGTGACCACCAACTTGCCTGACGACGAAGATATGACTGTGTCAATCGCTCTTCAAAATGGTGAAGCCGTTGCAAAGACAATGACTGTGGATTACGTCTTTGTTGCGAAGGAGCGTTAATCATGGGTCAATTTAAACCAATGGTCAAAATGATGACCACTGAGCCTACAGTTGAGTTAAAGCTCAAAAAAGGCGGATCCGTGAAGAAGGCTATGGGCGGCATGATGGATGCTCCTATGGCATCTTCAGCCCCTGCTCGCGGTGGCATGATGCCTGTTGCTCGTCCTAAACGTCCTTCTATGGCGGCACGTCGTGCGGCTATGATGGGCATGAAGGGTATGGGCGGCGCTATGAAAGAAGGCGGCGAGTCGAAGATAAAGGGTCTTGAAAAAGAGCTGAAGTCTCACGAGTCTAAGCCTGCAAGCAAAGGTCATAAAGGTCTTGCTACTGGCGGCATTGCCAAGTCTACAAAGCCCGGTGGTTACGCCACTGGCGGCGTAGTCAATGGTCAAGGCGGCTACAAAAAAGGCGGTGCTATCGCCAGCGTGATTCCTGAGTCTGTATCTGCCAAAGGCGGAGAAGGCTACAAGAACACGAAGATGGTCACAGCTCATCCTGACAACAACAGCGCCCCCACAGGTGATGTCAAGTTAGGTAACGGCGGTGGTTACAAAAAAGGCGGTGCAACAAAAAAGCACTACGCTACGGGGGGAGCTGTTAATAACAGCGGTCACGCCGTAGCATATCCTGCTAAGAAACCATCTGCTCCTGTCAGTAATGATCGTCAATCAGGCACCTTTAAAAAGGGTGGCAGTGTGACCCCAGCCCAGAAGAAAGAGCAATCTGCCTTCAAGGCTGAGAACGCAACAGCGATGAAGCAAGCGAAAGCCCAGAGCAACCTGAAGTATCAAGATGGCGGGAAAGTAACTGACCTATCCAAAGGCGCTTACGACAAATCAATCGGCCCAAGCGAGAGCGATATGGACATGGCTAAAGCTATCCGTAGCGTTCCACGCAAGCTGTATGAGGGTGCTAAGAGCCTGATGTCTGGCATGGGTTCCGTTACCGATAAAGAGCGAGCAATCGCTGATAAGGCAAACGGTTCTGTTACCAAGACTGAAAAGTCCGTGACAGTAACCCCTGCAAAGAAACGTGGTGGATCAGTAAAGTGCTGAACCTAAGTGGGGGCTTCGGCTCCCACTTTTAATTTGAATTTTGGAGACCCACATGGGAACTTATTCTTCTGCAACACGCCAAGGTGCGTATGAGCCATTTGAACTGCAGGTAGCCCGTGGGCAAGTTGATGGTCACAAAACCTTATTTAAGTTCGGCATCAACGGTGATGTCGGCACATCCGTAGAAACAGTTTGGGCACAAGGCGGAACGTATGCATACCCCGCTTCTGCCACTGTGATGAAAATCTCTAGCTCAAGTGCAGACGATACTTCTGCTGGAACTGGCGCAAGAACAATTGCTATTTTTGGTCTTGATGCAAATTACAACGAAATTAGCGAGTCTGTCCTATTAGATGGGCAAACAGCAGTCAATACTGGCAACAGTTACTTGCGTATTTCTCGTATGTATGTAACCACCGCTGGTTCTGGTGCAACTGCCGTAGGAACTATCTACGCTGGCACTGGCACTGTTACTTCGGGCGTACCAGCAACTGTATACGGCATGATTGCTATTGGTGCAAACCAAACGCAAATGGCATTTTGGACTGTACCCGCAGGTTATACCTTGTATTTAATGGGAAATTTCTTTACATCTGCAAACTCAACCGCAAACGCATCAACCAACTTTCAATTGATTCAACGCCCATTGGGTGGTGTGTTTAGAATACAAAGTTCAGCGCGTACCCCCGGCAACGGAGACCTCGTGCTTGATCTGCACACACCGCTTGCTTTTGCTGAAAAGACAGACATTGAAATTAGGGCAATTGCTTCAGCAGGAACTTCCAATGTGTCTGCTGAGTTTGAAGGCATCTACATTAAGAACCCTGACTAATCATGCCAAGCAAATCACCTGCTCAACATAGGTTGATGGAGGCGGTTGCGCACAATCCTGCGTTCGCCAAAAAGGTGGGCATCCCTCAAAAAGTCGGCAAAGAGTTTGCTCGTGCTGACAAAAAAATGGCGGATGGTGGTAGCGTAAATGCGGCTGGTAATTACACCAAGCCCGAGCTCAGAAAGCGTATTGTTTCAGCAGTCAAGTCTGAGGCCACGCAAGGCACGGGCGCAGGACAATGGAGCGCAAGAAAAGCGCAGCTTGTGGCCAAGCGGTACAAGGCCGCAGGTGGCGGGTATCGTGATTAAAGCGCCACAGAAATCCCTGAGCGATTGGGGCAAACAAGATTGGACGACCAAAAGTGGGAAAAAATCTTCTGAAACTGGTGAGCGATACCTTCCAAAAGCTGCGATTAAAAGTCTTAGCCCTGCTGAATACGCTGCGACGACCAAAGCCAAGCGAGCAGGAAAAGCCGCCGGAAAACAGTTTGTAGCGCAGCCAAAAAAGATTGCGCAGAAAACAGCCAAATACAGGTTCTGACCATGCCCAAAAACAACTCATCCGTAGCCAAATCTTTGAAGAAGGCTGGCTTCTACGAGCCGTCCAAAAGCAAGCCTGAGCGAGTCAAGATCATCAACGAGGTGACGACCAAACCTCAGCGCCTGAACATGGTTGAGAAGCTGTTTTCGGAAAAAAAATTGAAGGCTGGCGGCCCGTCTCTTGCAGTTGGCCGTGGCGAGAAATTGCCGGTCAGCAAGGGCGCTGGACTGACCGCCAAGGGTAGAGCCAAATACAATGCGGCAACGGGCAGCAACCTGAAGGCACCACAGCCCCAAGGAGGCGCACGCAAGGACTCGTTCTGCGCAAGAATGGGAGCAGTTCCGGGTCCAATGAAAGACGAAAAAGGCAAGCCAACACGCAAGGCGGCAGCCTTAAACAGATGGAAGTGCTGATATGGCTTATTCTGGTTCTGTAGGCACGACCGTCATAACGGTCCAGACGCTGATTGACCACGGTGCGCGTCGCTGTGGGAAGTTGGCCGAGGAACTGACCTCAGAGCAGGTCCTGAGCGCCCGCGAGTCGCTTTTCTTCCTCCTGTCCAACCTGATCAACATCGGCATCCAGTATTGGGCCATCAGCAAGAAGGTCTATGGCCTTCAGGCGGACAGTTACATCTACAAGCTACCCCTAGGTGGCAACGACGTCCTTCAGGCGCTGTACCGCAAAATGAACCGCCCTACACCCAACACGGTGGGTGGGTACGCCTCGAGCGCCGGTGGCATCGTTGAAAACGCATTTGACAACAACATTGAAACATCCTGCACCCAAACATCTGCCAACGGAAACATTTCAGTCGACTACGGCACAGACAACTCAGTCTACATCGGCTCAATCGGCATATTGCCAGACGTTTCTGGCTCTTTCAACGTGGTATATGAGTATTCCAATGACGGAATTACTTGGAGCACGCTCGTAGCCCCGGGCGCAGAGACGTGGGTTGACAATGAGTGGATCTGGACAGATGTCAAGGTTGGCCAGACGGCGCAGTTTTATCGAATTCGCGAGACCGGCGGCAACACCCTGAGCCTGCGCGAGCTTTTTTTCGGCAACAATTCGACCGAAATCACGATGTCTCGCCTGAACCGCGACGACTACACCAACCTGCCCAACAAGAACTTCACGGCCAACCAGCCGTTCCAGTATTGGTTCAACCGGACCATCCCGCAGGCTGAGATCTATCTTTGGCCGGTGCCTTCGGATCCGTTCATTCAGATGACGGTGTGGTACTCGCGCCAGATCATGGACGTAGGCGACCTGTACGGTGAGCTGGAGGTCCCGCAGCGCTGGTACGAGGCCGTCATCATGATGCTGGCTCACCGGATGAGCCTAGAGCTGCCCGGCGTAGACATGGCTCGCGTGCAGTACCTCGAGGGTCAGGCCGAAAAGTACCTTGGCATCGCCGAGGAAGAAGAACGCGACAAGTCGCCAATTTACTTCGCCCCAAATATTTCGTGCTACACAAGGTGACCTATGGCCATCTTTCTGGACACCCTCGGATACTCTGACATCGCAATTGCGATATGCGATCGCTGCAAGATGAAGCGCCCGCATGCCGTGATGCGCAATGACCCCAACTTCCCGGGTCTCAGGGTATGCAATGAGGGCTGTGCAGACCAGCTTGACCCCTACCGTTTGCCAGCACGCAAAACCGAAAGGATAACGATTCGGTTTCCGCGTCCTGACGTAAGTGTGGCCGTTGACCCCAACAATTTGACCGCGTCAGGCGCATATGACGGGTATGTGCTCTCGCCCCAGCAAAACATCGAGACCCCTGAGAACAACGGGAACCTTGATGGGATAGAAGTCCAACCGAGCTGACATGGCAAACGTAACCATCACCCAACTGCCGCCAGCGGGCCCGATTACGGGGTCTGAGGCGGTTGCAATTGTCCAAGCTGGGCAGACAGTCAAAACCACCACCGGCGCGATCTCCGCCTCGCCGTCGCAGCCCTACACCTACCTGACCGTCACCCAAACGCCCCAGTTGGCCAACAGCCGGTACTTCGGGGCAACCAACGGTCTGACGCTGACCGACGGCGGTGCGCAGGGGGTATTCAATATAACGACCACAGGCGCTCTTTTGTCGTTGGTGAACTCCAGCACCGGGTTTCAGGTAAAAACGTCTTCTACGACCCTTGCAAGCCGTTCTATTGCTGTTTCCGGGGCTGGCCTGTCCATCGCCGACGGAAGCGGGGTTGCTGGTGACCCCACCGTCTCTTTGAGCGGGCAGGTGCTGAATTTTGCCAACGCCAGTTTTGATGGCCTTGTAGTGCTTTCAACCGGCGGAGGTATCACCTCTGCGGTCATTGCGGGAACTGCAAACCAAATTTCCGTGGCAAATGGGAACGGGATAAGCGGCAACCCGACGATTTCTTTGGCTGACAACGCCGTTATGCCGGGGACCTCCGCTATGACGGTGGTTACAGGCACCATTGCCCAGCAACCCTCTGGATCTCAAGGACAGTTCAGATTCAATAGCGACACCCAGACGTTTGATGGCTATGCCGCTGGGATGTGGCGGCAATTTACAGCCAGCGGCGGCGTCCTGACATTCAGCGGCGGAACCACAGGGCTAACCCCATCTACTGCTACCGCTGGCGTCGTAACGCTTGGGGGCATTTTAAATACCGCCAATGGCGGCACTGGCACAATCTACGGAGTTTCCGGCGGGACTTTCTAAGGAAAAATTATGGCTGCAACGAACTACACCCCGATCCAACTCTATCACTCAACGACTGCATCTGCCGTACCACTGGCGGCAAATCTTGTGCAAGGTGAATTGGCAATCAACATCACTGACGGCAAGCTGTATTACGAAGACAACGGCGGCGTTGTTCAGGTAATTGCCACCAAGGGTGCTGGCACGATCGGCGGCTCAACCACGCAGATCCAGTACAACAACGCAGGCGCGTTGGCCGGAAATGCCGCGATGACGTTCAACAGCGGGACCAGCACCACTACGCTAACCACGTTGAACCTCACCAATGCCCTTGGAGCGATCTATGGCGGCACGGCGCAGTCCGCCTATACCCAAGGTGACGTTCTGTACGCCTCGGCCACCAACACGCTTGCCAAGCTCGGCATTGGCGTGGTCAACTACATCCTGACATCCACCGGCTCGGTCCCTCAGTGGGTTGCCCCCACCAGCATTACCGTCAACACGGCGACCAACCTTGCCGGAGGCCTTGCGGGGTCGGTCCCCTACCAGTCCGCTTTGGACACGACCACCTTCTTGGCCATTGGAGCCGCGAACAGGGTCATGACGTCCACCGGGTCCGCCCCGCAGTGGGTGACGTCCCTGACGGGCCTTACGGGCGTTTCCAGCTCGTCTATCACGAACACCAGCCTGACCTCTGGCCGGGTGGTGATCAGCTCGACTGCTGGCCTTGAGGCTGACTCGGCAAACCTGACCTTCAACGGCACGACCCTGTCGACCACCGGCCTGTCAAATACCGGCTTCAGCACCTTGGTCAAAACCCTGACCTTGGGCGACTCCAGCTTCAACGGCGCGGCGGTGTTTGCCCCCGCTACGCCTGCCAAGCTGTATTTGGGTACTGGTACCGTGACTGACGTCACTTCGGCCGCCAGCGCAACCAACACCACGGGTGCTATCGCCTCCTTGGCCATCACGCCAATCGCCGCGACCAACACAAGCGTCACCTATACCAACGCCTCAACCCTGTACATCGCAGGCGCTCCGAGTGCCGGTACGAACATCACGATCACCAACCCATACTCGCTGTACATCGCCGCTGGCGCTTCGTACTTCGGCGGGTTGGTTACTGCAACTGGTTTCTCTGGCCCGCTGAACGGCACTGTGGGGGCTACAACGCCTACGACGGGGGCTTTTACGACGGTGAGTGCGACGGGTTTAGTATCTGGATCAAACGGTTGGTTTACTGGCCGCGATGCGCCATCGAGCGGCACGGGAGTTGAGGTATTTTCTGCTGGCGGCAATGGGCAATTGCTGGGATACAACCGGACGGGTGCGGCATATGTACCGCTGGTCTACGATGCGTCAAATCACACGTTCAACATATCTGGCACTACTGTTGCCGCTGTATCCTCCACCGGCTTAGCAATCACCGGCACCCTAAGCGCAACTGGTGGCGTAACCCTCTCAGGCGGCACCGCCAACGGCGTGGCTTACCTCAACGGCTCCAAGGTGCTGACAACGGGGTCTGCGCTGACGTTTGATGGGACGAATTTTAAAACTACAGGCTATGCAAAAGCTGGAGGTTTTACTGTTGCGGCTGGCACATTGACTGCCTTTGATGCGGCTTCAGGCGGCTTGTACGGCTATTACAGCAGCGGTGGTGTGCTTGCTAGTTATTCAGACAACAGCGGCACGTTGTCACCTCTTAACTTTGACGGTTCATATTTGGCATGGCGACCCGCTGGCACCGAACAAATGCGCCTCACCAGCACAGGGCTGGGTATTGGGACGAGTTCGCCTGCTTATAAGTTGGATGTTGCTGGTTTTGTCAACACTTCTGCCGGATATACCGTAGGGGGCTTTACGGTTGGTGGGTACTTAGCTCTTGCAAGTAACTCAACTAATTTGTGGATAGGGGATATTCTCAATAATTTTGGTTCCGGTGTTGCGTTTTATTCTGGCGGTGCCGAACGCATGCGCCTAGACAGTTCCGGCAACCTAGGTATTGGGACGAGTTCGCCAGCGGCAAAGCTGGATGTATTCAAA